TCGAGCTGGTCGACGCGATCGCCCTGCATAGCTGACACCCGTCCCTGCCCGGTGGCCCACCTCGGGCCGCCGGGCACCCCTACCTGAGAGGAACCCCTCATGCACACCACTACCGCCTCGGCCCCGGCCCAAGCTCCGACCACCGAGACCTTCCTCGGCGGGTTCGGCGCCGACCCGGCCGCCCTCGGCGTCGACGCCCATGTCTTCGGCGCGCTGGCCAGGCTCGCCCTGCCGGTAATCCGGCACTACCACTCTGACCTCTACCGCGACGCCCAGTGGCTGCAGGTCAACCTCACCGCCGACGTCGCCGACGGCGAGGCGCTGACCTTCTGGTTTGTGGTCCGCCCGAACGGCACCTACATCGTGCAGGGCACCGACGAGTTGGCCGCCGTCCTGCACACCTGCCGGAACCAGCGGATTCGGGTCTACTCGGTGGCCGTGGTCAACCGGCGCGGGTCGTGGTACCTGCTGGTCGCGGTGAACCCATGATGGCCGACCCGACCCCGCTGCCGTTCGACCCGGCGACAACCCCTGACGGCCCAGAGTGGCTGAGCCTGATCCTCGATCAGGCGTACCTCTACGACGGGCCTGCGCCGTGCAGCTTCGCCTACACCGGCAACTGCACCGAAGGTCAGCTCGTCGTGACCCGCTGCCACCGTGAGCAGCCCGGCAACGAAAGTGTCATCGACACTCGCTGTCCCACGCACCAGGCTCGCTGGGTCCGCGACCACTACGGAGTGACCCCGTGACCGAGACCGAGACCACCTTTCACACCACCCGCGCCTTTCCGAGCCGCGACGGCAGTGCGGTGATCGAGCTGATCACCGATCGCACCAGTAACCTGCACATCGTCAAGGGTTGGCGGGCCGACGGCACCCCCGAGCCCCTCGTCCGTCGGGTGTTCTCGAACCTGGACGAGGCCCGGGCGTTCGCCAACGCCCTCTGGGCCGCCCCGATTCCGACCGCCCAGGCGGTCTTCCGGCCCAACGCCCTCGACCGTCGCCCACCGGCCGATGCCGTTCAGGATGCCCGCCAGGTACAGCGGGCAGTGGCCACCCCGGCAGCCCGGGCGCCCTCGGTACCGGTCGGTCACTACGCCGTCGAGTACCTGGGCGTGCTCCGGTTCTACGCCGTGGTGCAGGGCAAGGGGCGGTGGGAGGGTCGGACGTTCGTCAACCGCTACCACAGCGATGACCAGATCGCGGTCACCCGGACCGAGGCCCTCGCGGTCCGGGAGCTGGTCGCGGCCGACGTCGAGGCGGCCGGTCAGCGATTCGCCGCCGAGCTGACCAGGTGTCGGCGGTGCGCCCGGATGCTGACCGATCTGCAGACCGCGAAGCGCAACGGTGGTTGGGGTCCCGAGTGTGTCAAGAGGGTCGGGGGCTGAGTGGGGTCCCGGATCATCCATCGTAGTACAGCCGTGGTACAATGGGTGCCACGGCCACCCCGATTCCAGGAAAGGAACTCCCATGTCCGACGAACCCATCCGCCCCGTCCGGCCCTGTCCGTGCGCGTGCAACCAGGGCGGTTTCTGCGGTGGCTGCGGTCACGCCGGGTGCGGCGGTCGCCGCCCGTGACCGAGGTCAAGAACGGCCTACTGGCAGTCCTGCTCGGGCTGACCCTCATGTTCGGCATCGCGGTCGGGGTGGCGATCGGTCCGGTGCTCGCCCCGCCCTTTCCGGTGCCCTGCTGGATGCCGGAGGACTTGCCGTAAGTCGATCGGCGAAACCCCGTGCGGGGTTCGTCGGGCTGCCCATCCCGGCGCTGATGAGCCTGGGCATCGAGTGAGAGGACTCGACATGAATGGAGCCGTAGTGGGGCTGACCGCCCTCGCCCTGTTCGCACTGTGGATCGGAGCCAGCGTGAAGTGGGGGCTGCGATGAGCGAGGCGACGAAGGAGGCTCGGCGGCTGCGCCGGGCGCTGAAGAAGAACCGGGCGTCGGGCTGGCGCAATGGCACGGTGATCCGGTTTCGGCGGACGTGGCACAACGACGACCGACCAGGCCTCAGTGTGCGAAACCCTCGGTCCTACACCTACGCGGCCGTTTGGATCGAGGCCACCCAGCGCTGGTACATCACCGGCAAGGGCGCGGCCGACGCACGGGAGTTCGATACCCAGCGACTGCTGAGCTACCTCAATGCGCCCGAGACCAGTGACGTGCGGATCGCGACGGCGTGGGAGCGGGTCCGATGAGCAGCACCACGACGCGACACCCGGTACGGGCCGTGATCGCGGCCGGGCTGCTGATCCTGGGCGTCGGGGCGATGACCCGTAGCTGTGCGTCGGGACCGACGACCACGATCACCGGTGCCGGGACCTACGAGGTCGGGGACGACATCGTGGCCGGGTACTGGGCGATCACGAAACCGGCGGGTACCCGGGCCGACCCCTGCACCTTCTCGGTGTGGCAGGGCGACTACGAACTCCTGTCCAGTGCCGCCGGTGGCTCCGGCATCCCGCTGCGCGAGGGGCAGACCTTGATCGTCACCGGTAACTGCGGGACCTGGAGCAAGCGATGAAGCGGGACACCCGCGCCAGGCGGATCGAGGAGCTGGCCGAGGGCGCGTCCCACTGCCGGGCCTTCGGCCATCACTGGGAGCACGTCACCCACGCCGGTGGTCGGGTCAAGGGCTGGGCGGTCACCATGGCCTGCCCGACCTGCGGCACCCAGAAACTCTTCCAGCTCTCCTCGCGCGGGGACCTGACCGCGCCCCGGTACATCTACCCGGAGAACTACCTCGCGGCGTTCTTCATCGGTCCGAATGAGCGGGCCGCGATGCGGCTCGACGCCCTCGGGCTGGCCGGTCCGGTGCTGAAGGTGGTCAACGGCGACCGGCCCGCGCTGCCGATGGGCAAGGGCAAGGGCTTGCCGGGGCGACGGGCGGACGAGCGATGACCGCCCGGAAACCTGAATCCCTGGTCGCAATGGAGATGTGGTCCAACGCGACCGCTCGGGATGCCCTGGCAAAGTCGGCTCCGGGGCAGCGGAAGACTGACCGGCTGATCGTCAAGATGTATCGCGACCTCTGGGATCAGGGCATGTGGGACTCCCGGATCGGCGCCCCTATGTGCTGGATGGAGGACGGCACCCTGGGCAATGGGCATCACCGGGCCAGTTTCATCGCCGAGCTGCCCGATGGTGTCGAGGTGCCGGTCCTGGTCTCCTATCGGGTACCGATGAAGATGCTGGTCTACATGGACGGTGGCAAGAACCGCACCCTCGGCCACCATCTCAACTACTCGTTCCCGGATCGCAGCCCGCACCAGTGCGTCCGGGCGGCCTCGATCGCCACGATTGCCATGACCTACACGGGACCGGGGAAGCTCCCTCGGGTCGACGTCCGACCTGACCCGCACAAGGCGGTGATCTGGGCGGTCCAACGGGGTGACCGACTGTTCCGCTCGGTCGTGTGGGCCGGGCGGATCAAGTCCGCCGAGGACGGTCGACTGGGCACCGTGATGACCGAGCGGACGATCGGCTTCGTGTTGTTCCTACTTGATAGCGAGGAGGCATACGAATTCTTCAATCTACTGGCTCAAAGGGAATTTCAGTCCCGCCACGACCCACGAGCCGAGATGACGGAGTACTTCGGCAAGGAGCGCAACGCCTTCGCTCGGGGCACCCAGGGTAGGGACGCGACACTCAAGCGGATCGCCAATCTGCTGGAGTGCTGGGAGTCCGCCCGCCTCGGCCGTCACTGGCGCCCTTGGGACGGCACCGAGGCGGGGTTCCGTCACCCCCAGGTCACTCATCAGCGTGAGTTGGTCGCGTGATGACCGACGACTCCCTCATGGGCCTGAGCGACGACCTCGTTTCAATCACCGCCAACCTGGAGGACTTCATCCAGCGGTTGGAGATGAACCTGGGTCTGGCGGACAGCGCATTACCGGCGGGCGTCGACCGGACCCTGCTCGATCGGGTCAGGAACTTGGTCAGCGCGGCCGTGATCATCACCGATGAGGCCAGGGGTCTGTTCGACGCGCTGCTAGGTCGGAAGCAAGAACTGGTGATCATCGAGGAGGGACCATGACCGACGACGAGCTGCCCGACCTGAGCGACGACGCGGTCTCGATCCTGGCCAACCTCCAGGACCTACTGGACCGACTCGGCCCGCACAAGAAGGCGGCCACCGGGACGGTCGCGGTTTGGTTGGCCGAGGCCGACAAGCTGCTCATCGCCGCCGGTATCGGGGTCGAGGAGGCGTCCGGCTTCCTGGACATGGTGGTCGAGGAGTACCGGCGCCGCGAGGTCGAGACCAGACCGGCGCCGAGGGAGCGACGACGCCTGCCTCACCTGGAGACCGAGGCATACGACGAGGTCGTCCGCAGCGTCCGCAACGAGATCCGAGTGGAGGAGGGGTCGTGAGCCGCTACTACCGGTTGACATTCGACAGCGGTCTGGGCCCGGTCACCTGGCACAAGACGGCCCAGGAGCTGCTGCGGCCGAACGGCGAGGGCAGCCTGCTGGACTTCATGCTGGCCGAGGCCGACATACGCGGCACCGTCATCAGGTTGGAGCCGGACGACGACGAGGCGAACCCATCGTGAGCGGCGGACGTAATCAGGATGACGTGGTGTCCCAAGCGCTCGACCACTTCCAGAACCACTACTACGAGCTGCGCAAGCTGGTCAGCGATCTGCTCGTCGCACATGCGGCGACCGACGGGTACACCATCACGCCCGAACTCGACGCCGCCATCGAGGCACTACGAAAGGTGGTGAAGTCGTGAGCATCTGCAAGGACTGCGGTCAGGACATTCTGTGGATCAGGCGGCCGGACAGCGAGAAGTTCTTCCCACCGTTCGACGACAGCCACCGCCTCGGTCAGCTCGACTACGAGGTGAGCTGGGACACCGAGCGGGGCGACTGGCAGGCGATCGTGCTGGACGACGTGGTCACGGTCAAGCTCACCCAGCATCGGTGTGAGGTACGCCGACAGCGAGTGACCGAGGAGCGGGCCGAGAAGGACGCTCGGCACGCGGCCCGGATGCGTGCCTACGAGGAGAGCGCAGCCGAGCCGCCCGAGCCACCCGAGCCGATCGTCCGAACCGAGGTTCAGTACGTCGAGCGGTGGCGTGACCCGGCTCCCGACAAGCTCATCACCATCGCCCTACGGCTGCGCGAGCGGTGCCCGACGTGCGGGGCGCTGCCGTTTGTCTGGTGCCACTACAAACTCGCCCCTGACGAGCCGACGACTCAGCTTCACACCAGCCGGCGGGTCAACGGCGGCCGCCGGGAGGACGGATGACGTGGCAGCTCGCGCTGGCCGCGGCCTCCTCGTTCGCCGCCGGAATCCTCGTGGGCTGGTGGTCGTGGCGCTCGGGCTACCGGGCCGGTGAGCGGGCGGGGATGGCGATGTACCGAGAGCATGAATGAGGAGGAGCCCCATGCCCAACCGAATCTTCAACGTCGAGTGCAGCATCGACTCGACCCAGTGGGTGATCACCGAGAACGGGCAACGGAACTGGGCAGCCACCTGGCCCACCTTCGCCGCTGCGAAGACCGTCCTCACCCGTATCTGGGCGGAGGCTGACAAGATCGCCGGCTCGGGCTACCACCAGGCGCAGGGCAGCGTGTACGTGTTCGTGCATCGGCAAGGCACCGCACAGCGGGTCGATGTCACCCTGCCCGACCGGTTCACCGGTGCCATTCGCCGGGACGCGATCCGCGCCGCCGTCATCCGTCACCTTCTCGATCAGGAAAGCCGGTGAACGGGCGCGGTGTACCGAGCATGAATAAGGAGGAACGAATGGCGGAGTTCAAGTACATCCCGCTGCCACCATCGGGGCGATACGGCAAGGAGATGGATGACCTGCTGCGTGACACCTGGCTCGTGGCGACGAAGGTTCTGCGCGAGCAGATCACCACGATCGTGGACAGCGACCTCTGGGGCCAGTACCCGGACATCGGGGAGAGCGACTGGGAGATGGTCCTGGAGCAGCTCGCGCGCATGATGCCCCCGGTCCCCCGGCGCAAGGCGGAGGAGGCGTACGACCGGCTGGCCGACCGCGCGGTGCAGGCTGGCACGGTCGGGGACGGGCCGTGGGAAGCTCCGGTGACCTCGATCGACACCGGAGGACGTACATGAAGCTGCGCACGAAAATACGCGCGGTCTCGGTCACCTGTCCGAGCTGCGACCTGCCGGTCGAGCTGCCGATCACCACCTCGTGGCCACAGGAGCCCTACCGCAAGCATGGCGACGGGCCTCCGACCATCGTCGTCACCCTGACCGCCGACCCGACGCCGCTGTCCGAGCACCTACTGACGCACGGGCTGGTCCAGTTGTGAGGGCGCCGATGGTGGCCCTCGTCGGAGCCCTACTGGTCATGGTCGGTCTGGTGGTCGGGCTGGGCGTGGTCGCATGGCCGGACCCGCAACCGGTCCCCGCGTGCTGGATGCCGGAGGACCTGCCGTGAGCGTCATTACCGACGCAGTACTAGCGACCCTGGGCAGTGCCCGCCTCACGCGGGTGGTCACCACCGACGACATCGGCTGGTGGTACATCCGCGAACCGGCCTATCGCTGGGCGCAGTACGACCCCGAGAGCGAACGCGGTCCCCAGGGCAACCGGCAGCGGCTGGTGTCGGGGCTGGAATGCAGGTGGTGCGTCGGGTACTGGGTCGGGGTGGGCGTCCTCGCCGGACTGGCGATCTCGCCTTCGGGATCGTGGCGGGGCCGAGCCCTGCGTTGGGTCCTGGCGACCCTGGCGATGAACTACCTCGCGGCCCAGGGCGATGCCGTGGTCGATCGCCTTGCGGGCACGGATCAGTAGCTGGCGCACTTCGATTCCCCCTTGGATACAAACGGGCCGGATCGTTGCCGCGTCCGACTCCCCGGCCCGCTCGCTTTGGGTCTGCGCGCAGCACGAACGACTCTCGTCGCCACCCAGTGGCGGTGGCCGGGCTCGAACCGGCGATCTACGGGTTATGAGCCCGTCGAGGTACCAACTCCTCCACACCGCTGTGGTCACCGGTGGCCCTGGGCCAGCGATTGAAGCACGGGATACAGGGCCGACCGGTGGTTCGGCCGATGAAGCCAGCGGGCGCGACTCGAGATCGGACCGTGCCGGATTCAGAGGCCGGATCCGCAGCCTAGCTCGTATCCGGGGTTCGGGGCAGCCTGGGAGTGGGCCGGGGCGGCAGCCCTCCCCGGCGGCTCATTCCGGGCCGGGGCCGGGCCATGTCGGTTCGGGCGAGGGCGGCCATCCGCCCGGGGCCGGACAGTGACGCCGACACCGCGGCCCGGCCGGACTCGCCACCCCCACCGGCGACCAGGGCCAGGCGACCGGGAACGGTGATCGAGCCCGACCCCTCCCGCAACTCGGTCAGGGCCTGGGTGAGTGCGTCCACCTGGTCGTCGGCCGCGTCGTGCGGGAAGTTCCGCAGCTCACTGAGCAGGTCCGTCACCCACTCGTTGCCGGGGTCGGTCGGGTGCGGCAGGTAGACATGGCCCGATTCGACCTCCGGGGTGATCGAGCGGGCCCGGGCCTCCTTGCTCGTCTTCGGGTTGATGGCCTTGAGCCCGGACAACTCCCGACGCAGGGTGTCGATGATCGCCGGGCCGTTGGCCTTGTCCTCGATCAGTCGCTGGTGCACGAGGTGACCGCACGGGCTGTGCATCGGGTCGAGCTGATTCGACCAGACCCGCATGGCGGCGATCGTCTGGGTGAAGCTCCACCGCCCACGCCGTTGGGCGATCAGGAACCGGTCGGGGCCGAGCCGGCACCACCGCTGGCCGACCACCCAGTCCGACGAGTCGGTCCCCTTGAACGAGGCGTCCCACGAGTCGAGCCACCGGCCGCCGGACAGGTCGCGCATCGGGTCGATGTGCACCACCCGGCCGTCCTCGGTCACCTTGCTCGGGTCGGTCGTCCAGTACTGCCACCACCCGGTGTCGAAGATGACGCCCTTGGCCGGGGCCGGTCGTTGCTGGTACATCGCCGAGAAGGTGTAGGTGCCGACGTTGGCCCGGATGTCGGCCCACCGGCTCAGGGCCTGCTCATTGGTCTCGTCCAACAGCGGCGACAGCAGGGGCTCGCCCGGCTCCCGGTCGAGCAGGTCGGGCTCGGACGAGGACGCCGCGGACAGCGCGGGCAGTCGGATGCGTTCCCACTCCCCGGGGTCGCCCTCGTGCTCCTCGCTCAGCAGTCGGCCGACGAAGTCGTCCTCGTGCCACCGGGTCATCACGACCACGATCAGGTACGGCGGCTCCAACCGGGTCTGCGCGACCGAGAGCCACCAGTCCCACAACGACTGGCGCAGGATCGCCGAGTGCGCGTCGATGAAGTCCTTGTGCGGGTCGTCGATCACCAGGACCTTGGCACCACGGCCGGTGAACGACTCGCGAATCGAGATGGCCAGGACCTTCCCGCCCTGGATCGTCTCCCACGACGAGGCCGCCCCGGCGTCCCGGGCCACCGAGACCGGGTCCAGTCGACCGCCCTCGACCCAGCGCCTGATCTGCCGCCCCCAGGTCGTCGCGAGTTGGCCGTCGTGCGAGGTGATGGCGATCGGCCAGTTCGGGTGCCGGCGCAGCATCCAGGCCGGGGCCACCAGGGTGGCCAGCGTGGTCTTCCCCGACCGTGGCGGCATCTCCACGATGAGTCGACGGGACCGGCCCTCCTCCACGTCGTTCACCGCGGCGACCAGTCGATCGGACAGGTAGGCCAGGTGTGGCCGGACCCGGAACCCCTCGTCCAGGGCCAGGGCCTGGTCGAGCGGGGTCGGGGGCGCGTCCGGCCCGGCCACCCCGGACAGCGATTCGAGCAGGGATGCCGCGGCCAGTGGGCTCATGTCCGCGACCAGGGCGGCGACCTGGTCGATGGTCAGCGTGGACAGCAGCTCGCGGAGGTCCTCGGTGTCGTTCGCCACGGCTCAAGAGTGGGGTGACGGAGCAGTGCGGGCAAGGATCGAGAACCATTCGGCCCGGGCACTGGGCTCATCCCGGAACGCCCCTCGGGTAATCGAGGTGGTCATGGTGGCCGGGGTCCGCACCCCGCGCATCGCCATGCACAGGTGCAGGCCCGAAACGGTCACCGCGACCGACCCGGAGCCCGTTGCCTTCTCGACCTGGTCCGCGATCGTTGACGCGAGCTGCTCCTGAGTCGTCGGACGGCGGGCGGCGGCGATGGCGATTCGGGCAAACTTGGACAGGCCCAACAGGTTTCGATCCGCGATGTAGCCGATCGCCACATTGACCGAGAACGGGAGCAGATGGTGGGCACATAGCGACCACGTCTCGATTCCGGTCACCGCG